CTCCTTACAGCCGACCACCTTTTCTTTTAAAACTAAAAATATGTTTAAGAGCTTCGACCTGCTCGGAGCACAATTTCACCCAACCAGTACCGTCACTAATGAGACGACGGGAAGACTTGACATCCTCAAAAAACCGGATGAGATCTACCGGCAACAAGCCAGGATCGAACTCCTTTTTTAAATTTTTTTTGTTATTTTTTATTCTTTTTAACAGCGCTTTCTTTATTTGCCGAAGGGACAGTAAACGGTTCTCATGCCAGGCGGGATACCTGGAGTGATAGCCCATGACATTCCTTACGATTTTTCTGCCCCACCTTAAATCCTCTACCCTTCTAAACTCCTTCCAATCGAAACGGTCGGACTCCAACTCCTGGTCCCGATGGAATTTCTTGCGCATTGCTTCAGGGGGCGGCTGGCTGCCGTCCTTAAGCCAATCGAGAGAAAGACCATCAGTGGGGAGCGGACCAACGAAACGCCAGCGGGATTGCCAAAGTCTGGATAGCATTTGCATTTGATCAGGAATCAATGCGTCTGAAATCCACTTCGGCGGCTCCGCCACGTTGGTGGCCAACTCACTAACAGGAGAAGGAACAGGACCCTCCTCACGACCTTGGGAAACCAGGACTTCGTAGGGAAGGTGGGAGGATAGAAAGGAAGCCTGCTTTTCTCCGCTAAAGGAGCTCTTGAAAAACGACCACCCTTGCTGTTTTACGAACCAAACAGCACGAGACATAACCCAATTAAAGGTACATCTCAGGAGTCGGCCGCTAAGCCAGCGAGTGGTTTCCCACACGCGTGACCCAACGTCAAGAGCATCCTCAAAGCAAAGTTGAGCAGGACGAATAAAAGGCAAGCTTCGAACAACCCCCTTAGAGTATTCAAAAATGGTAGAATTAATATTAAAGAAAGACTTAGAAACACCAGTCTTCTTCTCATTAATGATACTCGGGGTAAGACTTGCCGCCAAAAAAAATTTTTCCGCATTGGGGCTTTTAAAGACCAGATCGTCCCCGTTGACTAGACAGCGACTATGCCTTCTTAAATCCTTACCTGACAGCTCAGTCTGATCAGTAGAATAAAGGTAAAAGAAGAAAGTCTGAAGACAGAGGAGAGGGAAGGACAGAAGAGAACCCATCATCTGACCCATAGACAGGACCTCTTTGAAGGTCCCATAGTCTAAGGTCGGACGAAGTGAACTCAATGCCGATTCCTTAATTGAATCCGGGATAAAACGTGACCTATTGAGCGCCACGCCCAGAATCGCCTCTGAAACGTTGACTGATAAATTATCAGTCGCTGAGACAAAGTCAACAGAAACGAAATCACCCTCTTCATCTTGAAAAGGAAAACTCTTCCGGGTCGGAGATCCCCTAAGTAACCAGGGGAACCGAGAGATATAATTGTAGAGAGTTTTATGAAGAGGGCGAAGGTATTCATACGAATGATGCATAATAGAGAGGGGTCGAATCTTTCCAGCTGAATTAACAGTGGAATAACGACCCGTCGGGGAGAATGAGAACGAATCCTCCCCAAGAACCTTCCTAACGTAGGCAAGGTGGTCCCCCTCTCTACGAAGAATCGGTAGTGGTCCGAAGACACACCGTCCAGATTCCTCACATGCATTATCCGACACGATAGCCCCAATGCATTCTTTTTTGTATCCGGTATCCCATCCTTTCGTAAAAAGTTTCCGAGCCATATCCTTAACGAACCCAAGATAACAGGGGTCAACGTTATCAGATCTGCGAATCGACTCAGCATGCCCCGAAGGGTCGTGCATGAACGAAAAGCATTTACATGGCGGGCGAAGCGATTTCCCG